AGAGAACTACAACAGTCTTTTAAAAGAAGTCATTTGGCGTGTGCGCTGCATCACTGACCAATCAGTCGGGCAATACGAAGCTGGCATCAAGGGCGCTGAAATGGACATTCCAGTCTATCGTGGTGGCAAGCTCATGGTCAGTAGTGTTGCGATTGGCCGCACCTTTGGTATCAGTAAGTCAGACATGGACACTGGTGCGCTTGCCAAGTTCAATCATAGAGTAGGCAAAGCCAATGGTCCTCGGATGCCTTGGACAGGCCGCGATGTAATCTCAAGGGATGGTTTAGAGATTGAACCGTCCAAGATCGTCGCTTGGCAGGAGCGACAGAACTCCATGACTGTTCTGAATAAGTTTGAAATCTCCACGGAAAGCATGGGTGCCATTGCACGGCATATTCATTCCAGACTTTCCAACATGCCAATGAAGAGCTTGGACAATGCCATTCGTGCAAGTCACGTAAGCCCTAGCTAGGAAGGCCGTAAGTTTCCCAGCTGGTCACGATCGACTGGCTGGGAAATTTCCCGCGCTCTGCGAGGCATAAGGTAACTCGCTCAACGCTCGTTTAGTTATACGTAGGGAAGATATAAGGAGGTACCCTAGGGGTACCCCTTTTTTACTTGTAGTGTTATATATATAATACCACCCCCACTAGCGGAGCAAATTTTACAAAATTGGAAAAATCACAAGGCGGGGGTATTTGGCGGGGGTACTACAAGAGAATAACACTAGTGCTACTCCTAATAACACATAATATCTTTCTTCTTATTATTCTTCTTACTAATACATAATAACACATAAGAGTTCTCTTGGGTGCCTTTGCACAGCGTAACATGAAAACAAAAATCTTGCAAGACCCCTCTTTATAAATTATAATAAAAAATATCTCTTCCTGTCTTTCTTTAAAAGGGGTACAATCAATTGACCACAGAAGACGTAATGTCTGGTGCTGAACCCAGACCCAATGCTAGGTCAGAAGCTTACAACTTGACCAAGAAACAAACCAAGTTTGCAGAGGTCTACATAGAAACCAATGATCCTATTCATGCACTGGTAGAGGCAGGGTATGCCCCGGTGAATACCAAGGACGGGAGAGTGGACCGGACCAGAACAGGGCGCAGGGCGCAACAGTACCTTTCCAATCCCAAGCTCAGAGCCTACATAGAAATGCTCAGAGAGGACGTAGTAGAGAAGGTTTCTTGGAGTGCACAGAAAGTCTTAGACAAAATGTACCAGACCTATATGCGTGCCACAGAGGCAGAGGACTATACCAATGCCAACCGCTCTCTGGAGAACATGGGCAAGCACCTAGGCATGTTCATTGACAAGAAAGAAATCAAACAGAACACCACCTTCCAAGGAGTAGACGAAGCGTTCACTCCCAATGTAGACGATGACATAAAGAGACTGGCAGATATCTCTGGGTATTCTCTCTCTGTTATCAAAGGGGGCAGAGGAGAAGACTAGGTGGAACAGACCCAAGGTGCTCCAGAAGAACATCAGCTGAAACTAAGAGAGAACCTGTATCTCAGAGCCATTGACACAGCGCGTACAGACTTCTTCTCCTATGTCAAGTTCATTGCACCCTCCTTGGTCTCAGACTTCAAGGTGGGCAGACACATAGATGTACTCTCCAGAAAGCTACAGAAAGTAGTAGACTCTCCTGAACCACAGAGACTAATGGTGTTCCTTCCCCCACGTTCCTCCAAGAGTCTTCTCTGTTCTCAGCTGTTTCCCTCTTGGTACATAGGAAACTTTCCCTCTCACGAAATAATGAGTATCTCTCACTCTGACCAGCTGGCCTCAGACTTCGGCAGAACTGTCAGGGATATCCTGAAGATGCCCCTCTACCAAGAGATCTTTCCCGGGGCCACGCTCAGAGAGGACGTAAGAGCAGCGGGTAAGTGGAAGACCAAGCAGAACGGTATCTACTACGCAGCAGGTGTACGCTCACAGATAGCTGGGCGCGGTGCACACATTGCACTGATAGATGATGCCATGTCAGAGGAGGACGCTTTCTCAGAAGCAGGGCGCAGGTACATTAAGGAATGGTACCCATCAGGTCTGCGAACACGCCTGATGCCCAACGGTTCTGTGATCATCATCAACACTCGGTACCACGAAGATGACCTGTGCGGGTGGCTCCTGGGTAATCAAACAGAGGATACCATACCGTGGGATGTTGTCTCCATACCAGCGTGGCTAGACGAAGAATCAGCACAGCTTCTTGATCTACCAGAAGGTACCTCCTATTTTCCAGAGTGGAAACCAGACAACCTTCTTAGACTAGACGAGGCAGAGATCCGCGCCAACAACGGGGGTAAGTACTGGCAAGCCCTCTATATGCAGAACCCCACGCCTGATGAAGGTTCCACCATCAAGTCTCACTGGTTTAAGAACTGGGAGCAAGAGGACCCTCCAGAGTGTGACCTGATAATCCAGACCTATGACACTGCCTTCTCCACTCGGAGCACAGCTGACTACTCAGTGATACAAACGTGGGGTATCTTTGACTGGCTCACCGTGGACCTAGCAGGAAGAGAATACCTAGCACCTAACATGATCCTACTAGGCAACGTCAGAGAAAGACTAGAATATCCAGAGCTAAGAAGAACAGCGCAGGACCTATACGACTCTTACCAACCAGATATCTGTATCATAGAGAAGAAAGCATCCGGGCAGAGCCTGATACAGGATATGCGAAGAGCAGGGCTACCTGTGTTGGATTACCTCCCAGACCGTGATAAAGTGTCTAGAGTACATGCCATTACACCACTTTTAGAAGCTGGAAGAGTATGGCTTCCCAGAGGGAGAGACTGGTCAGAAGATTTATTTGCAGAGGCAATACAATTTCCCTATGCCAGACACGATGACCAAGTAGATGCAATGGCAATGGCCATTCACTACTTGAAGGAATCTTGGCACCTGTCTCACCCGGATGACCCAGACTATGAAGAAGATGATAATCAAACAAAGGGTAAGAAAACTTACTGGAACTGGAACTAGGAGAACGTAGTGGCAGAGAAGGGGCTTTCAACACTCCCAAATCAAGAAAAGTCTTTAAGCTTGCTAGAGGAGCAGCAAAACCTTGCTGACCGGATTAGAAAAGGGGGCAAAACATCTTCAGCCCCTAATCTAAAAAATATAGGAAAGGGCATAGGAGAAGTATATGACAACATGTCTGCGCTTGATAAAGCCGCTCTTTTTACTGCTCCTGTTCCCGTTGTAGGAGATATTGTAGGAGGAGTAGCAGATACAGCTGCTCTTATTGAAGATCCTAGTTTAACAAATGCTGGTCTAATGGCACTGGGACTTATACCTTTTGTTCCTTCAGCAGGAGTCACCAGAACTGCACAGAGAGCTTTTACCAATCTTAGAAATGATGTACCGGGTTTTTACGGGACCGCTGATCCTGTAAAAAAATTAATAGCAGCTGGGAAAACACTTCCAGAAGGCGTTACCAACATAGCGAGGGCAAGGTATGGACCTACAGCTAGGCAAATACAGAGTGAGCATAATATCAGTGTGGCTGATCAAAAAGCGGCTCAGAATGCTATTAAGGCATCTGAGAAAGTCGCTGATGAGATAGCAGCACTTAGAAAGAAACAAAAAGAAATGGAACAGCTGGGTGAAAAACCCGGAGGTGCCTATACAGGAGAGTGGAATGTTAGCGCAGGTACTAAAAAAACAACGCAAGCCTATAAAGATATAAAAGAGAAAGCTAACAACTTAGAAAGTTATGCAAGAACAGAAGCTAAAAAATCCATGGGGCAACTTAACCAGTCACTTTCTATGACTAAGCAGATAGGTGGAGTAGACACTGGATTAAAAGGACTTCTAAAAAATATAGAGGGTGTAGACCATGTTAGAACTTTTGAAAAGTTTAATGTGGATGACTACTTTGATGAGGTAGGTGATTTGTCAGGATTAGATAAAGAAGATATATCTGGAATGTTTGAACAGATAAAAAGAGTACAGGGAATGAACCCTAAGAAGAATTATCAAATGAACATACGAAGAGTGTCAACTCAATCAGCAGGAAATCTAGACCCTACAACAGGGAAGAAAGTATATAAATCAGTACCAGAAACTTTTGATGTTATGCACGAAGGCTTGGTAAAACAACAGGTAGTAAAGAGAGACATAAGTTTAGATGATATTAAAAAAGATGTTTTTCCAGAAACGAAGAAAACCAAGAGCGGAACGGGACCAAGAAAGACATACACCTCTGATAAAGAATTTTTGAATGCTTTAGATGAAGCAGGAGTTGCAGTAAGAAATCGTGACGATGTTCTAAAGGGAAGAGCAGCTATCATCACAGGAGCAGGTAAATCGGATGCTTGGGAACTAGGAGGTGTAAACTACATGACCTCTATTACCAAAGATGGTAAAGCAGCTACCATTGTAAATGATGAGCATGATTTATTCAATCTTAAACTTCCCAATGCTGATAGGTACATGAATGTTTCCGAACCTATTTTTTATGATTTAGCTAAAACTAAAAAACTAACTTCAACTCAGCAAGCTGCTAAAAAGAAATTAGCTGATAGTAAAACTAAATCTGTTAACAAAGCCAAAGAAAAATATGAAAGTATTTTAACAGATCTAAACATAGACATACCTGAAAAAGTTCCTGTAGGGTTTGGCTCAAGAGAACAGTATCTCCGATCACTTGTGGTGGCAAACTTAAAGCCAAGTCACAAAGATTATTCAAGGCTTGTAAAAGACTTTGGAATAGGAATGCCAACCAGAGCAGCTAGGGCTGTACTAGGAACGGAAGAAGAAGAAGAAGAGGTAGAGGTAACAAGAAAAGCAGGAGGTTCTGTAATAGAACGTAATCCTTATCAAAGCTATGAACCAAAAGCAATATAGGTTATACTATGGCAATATCTAGAGCAAACATTCCCAGAGAACTCAGAGGAGGACGTAAGGTGGCCCAGAAAAAAAGTGGTGGTAAACTAGGGAGCGGCTCACGTTTTAAAGCCCTCTCCTCCAAGATTCAGAAGAGTGGCAAGAGCAAGAAATCTGCAGATGCCATAGCTGCCAGCATAGGTAGAAAGAAGTACGGAGCAAAGAAGATGGCAAAGCTCTCAGCAAAAGGTAGAAAAAGGAAATAAGAAACCATGGCAGTTGAACGCAACCCATTAGAAATGATGGACCCAGAACTCCAACAGGAAATGCCTGTCTCTAACTTTGACTCCATGGGAGAAACTCCTTCCATAGAAGCAGAGATGCTAGAGGAGAGTATTGTTAACTTTATGCCCACAGACGATGGAGGTGTAGAGGTAGAGTTTGGAGAGATGGAAGAGATGATGATCTCTGGTCCAGAAGGTTCTCACTTTGAAAACCTAGCAGAGTTGCTAGATGATGATGACCTAGTTGAGATAGGTACCTTGGTCTATGACAGTTACGAAGCTGACAAAGAATCCAGACAAGAGTGGGAACAGATTTTTGAGCGGGGCTTTGATCTCCTAGGTCTCAAGCTAGAAGAAACTTCCGAACCCTTTGAC